CCACCGCCTTGATCGGTAAATATGTTAGTAAACCTTTCTCCCACCGAAGCCGGTTTTAAAGTAGCCGGATCAAAAGCGGATTGTTGGAGATTAGTCCGCATTTGCGTAGCAGATAGTTGATTAGGATCAAGACCAGGAACATCCATCGTTCGATCGGTAAGATCCGATACACGGTTTGTTAAAAGTGCTCTATCTCTTGCATTTTGTTGTGCAAGGGAGCCAACAGAACTAGTTTCAGGTATAGGGGCGCTTCCTACCCCCCTACCTTCTGGAGCCGCAAAGGTTTGTGCTCCACTAGCTTGTTCGCCAACAGGAGTAACTGTCCCTTGTCCCGCCGGAACGCCAGCACCCGTCTCATTCGCCATAGCTGCGGCTGTACCCGCGTCTATATCAGTTACACTAGGGACACTTGTGTCTTTTGCGCCTAAGAGTTCAGCAAGTTTACTTGGCTTTTGATCTTGTGTAGAACCCCAAGTCTCACTGCCTGTGAGCCCTGCGCCAACGCCTTTCTTGAAACCAGCGATGCGATTACCCGCCCCAGCTTCCACAGAACCCTGCACACCTTTAAGAACGCCAGTGGTCAACGCGGCAATCCCCGCCGACTTAAAAGCGTCTTTGGTGTCGGCTCCGTAATATTTAGCTTGTAAAAAGCTAGTAGCCGCCGATGCGCCCATTGGCCCAAGGATCGGGGTCAAAACAGCTTGTACTATTATAGGGATAACTACTTTAAAAGCTTTTTTTGCTGCTTTTTTTAACTTCTTCCATGTTCTAGAGAAGAAAGAAAACTCAGGTTGGCCGGTGACAGGGTTGAGGGAATTAAGCTCGTTTCCTACTACATACTGCTCTGGATCAAGGCCCATCTCCCGCATTTGGTTAAATAAGCTTTCTTTTAAACCGGGGTTTCCATCCAAAATTGCCATAGGCACGACAGTTTCGCCTTCGGCAGCATGAACAATGTAAGTGTCTTCCCAGCGACCAAACTCTGCCAGTTTATCCGCCACATCTCGGACTGATCCGATACCCGTGGTCGGGTAATCGTCCTCATCCGCCCACGAACCTGTTTCGGCTGTCAAAAAGGTTGCTAACCCTCCCGTAGGCAGGTTAATTGGATCGGGACTATGTAAGGCAGCTTGCATTAGGTCGCTCCGGTAGCTGAAGGTGGGGCGACTATAAAAACGGTAGCGTTTTGTTTTTCAGAGCCGGTCCACGGATTTCCGCAATTAGGACACGTACCCGAATTTGTGGAGGCTGTCTCCGCAGGACGTTCCATCATTGTACTACATGATGCGCAAGTGATTATATCGGAAGATTTTGGTTTCATCAAAGTCATGGTAATGAGACTGTCACCGAGCCAACGGCACTTGTTGCAGAAAATCCCGCCGGATAAGCCAAGTTTGCTAATGTAATGTGTAACACACCGTTGACTTGAAACACTGCACCTACTTCAAGTCCTTGATTATTATCTTGTAAATTCGTCAGTGTAAGGGTCGTGGCCCGTAGATCGCCAGGATTCTGCACCTGCTCAAGGAACACAGAGAAGGCTCTAACCACTTCGGCGGCGTAGTTCTGGTTGTAATCAGCCGGAGCTTGCGGAAATAACGGCCTTACGACCTTACGTGTACTCATAACGTCACTATCCCGTGTTCTACTGCACCGCCGTTAGCTAGGCTGACGATGCCGCCTTCGGCGTAACGCTGTTCGTCAAAAACATCCCGCAGGTATAACCCTATATCATTTTTTTCGCTTATGCTTGTTTCGCTCTTTACTCCCACTTGTTTTAAAAACGCAGCAATTAACTCTCGGTCTTCTAAACTAAAGTTTTCAGCATTAGCTCTTGCTTTTACCTGCTGCACATCTAGAGGAAGATTGGTTTCTGTATCGAAAGCCAAATCTATCGTTGCCCGTGGCATACCTGTTTGTGGATCGCGCAATGAATACACACGTTTTTTACCTGCTAAAAAGCCTGATTTTCCTCCTGGTATGCCCAATCGTATGTTGCTGTTATAAGTGGGGTGAGCGGGGTCGTTATACCACCCCACAGAATGACCCATTAAAGCGCCTTCTAGTGCCGTTTCTTCTGGGCGCAATAAACGAAGTATAGTGCCGCTTTCATTTCCAATTATTCTTTCTAGCCCTTTCCCTTCTAACAAAATTTGCGGATTTATTTTTGATCGAAGTTTAGGGTTTTTCTTTAGAGCCTTGGCTAATTCAGCAGGTTTATTGCCTTTAAGTACTTTTAGTACGTCTTGTGTGTTTGCGTCTACTCCTGCTTTTACCATTTGCGAGAAAGACATGTTTTTTACTTTATTAGGGTCTAATAACTTTAAGTGCTCCACAAAAGTTTTAGGCTCTAGAAAACCTAATCCATGTAGGCCGACCTCCTCTATCTGAGGCGAAAAAAGTATTTCCTGTTCATACATTGCTCGTTCCATAGGTCCACCCTCTTCAAACAAATCGCTATACTCGTCAAACTTAGGTTGACGAAAATAGTCGAATGAAGGCTGGGTTAAGACTGCACCTTGAGCACTAAAAGGCGCAGCTTCTTGTGGAAACCGAGGGCCTAAAGCTAAATCACGATATCGTTTTAACTCTGCTTGGTTGGCAAACCCTTGAAAAGGTTGAGTAGGATCAAATTTTAGAGACAGTTGTTCGTATTGCGCTTGTCTTTGTGCTATTTCATCCCCTACGTTTTGTCGTAATTCGTGTCGTTTTTTATTTGCAAACAGCCCTACGTCACTGCTCCATATGTTTGATCTACTTTCTCCAGGCATATCAATAAGCAAACTACCCTCAATAGGTAAAGCCTCGTCGTATACTCTATCAAAAAACTGTCTATCCGCCGTTTGCTGCGTAAGAGCGGTATCCTTTTCACTAAGCTTTGTAATTTGATTTTGCAAAGATCGTGCTTGGGCTAAGTCTTCTGCATTTCTATAGCCTTCGTGTGGTAACCCCATGTCTGCGGGTCCACGAGTTTCGTCTAATTTTCGTAATTGATTTTGTAAAACAATTATCTCATCAGCTAAATCCGCTTGCTGACGTATTCCAGTAAGTAGACTTGGCGGTATTCCTGGCACATTTCTCTGGGTAAGCTGAAAATTGTGAGGGCCCATAGGGTCAATATCCAGAAAGCTATCACTCCTCCACCCATAGGTCCCGAGCTGTGGTTCTAAATCTCCTCGCAATAACATGGCTCTTATGGGATCGCTGGGTGTTCCTGCCTCATCCCGGTAATATTTTTCAATTTTCTTCAGAACACCCTCTAGGTCTTTTTCTGAAAATTCACCAAATGCTAGATTGAAAGGGTGCGTCTGATCCCCTTGCTCTTGCATGGCTTTTCTGTAGTCCTCCAAGTAAGCTTTTTTGTAGGGGCTAACAGGGAGCTGCACCCCACCTTTAACCTTTTGCACCATCGGAGCAATAAACTCTCCCCGTTGCAGTTGTACCGCAGGTTGAGCCACACCAGTGCCTACCATGGCTTCCGCCACAGTCAAAGGCACATTAAAATCAACCATTTCCCCTGTTTCTGGATCGTAAGTTTCCTGTAAACCCCTGTCGGCCATGTCCATCTGTTGGCCCATGTAATCTTGTCCAGCTTGCGTAAGTTGACCAGGAAGCTCTTGAGCCATTGTTGCTGCTTGTTCTCTGCCTTCCGGAGTGCTTAAAAAGTTTTTGGCTTTTAAAAAGTTTAAAATTCCCGAAGATAAAAGCCCTGTAATACCTCCGCCCCTTTCAATCGGGCCGTACTCCCCAGGAACAACTTCTACAGTACTTGTGAGTTCAGGCATTCCCGTGCGGGGATTTATTCTCAACCCCCTTTGTTCAAGATCTTCTTGGAATTCTTCAGGGCGTATTTCTTCGCGGCGAAACCAAGGCTTTAACAAAGGGCTTATAATGTCTTGGGTTATAAAGTTTCCTTCATAAGAAGGAGGGAAAATACCTGTGTAATTCGTCACGTCAGCCGCTTGCATATCCGATAGGACCTCGGGGCTGTAACCTAGATCATCTTGGATAAACAACGGATCGCTTGGTAGTAAAGGTGTGCGGTCTGCCAAGACAGGTCCACCGTCAGCCAAGCCGTCAGGGCGAGTTAATCGTTGCGAACTTGGCCGAAGAGCGTTGTTTAAAGGCGCCACAGGCGTCGGTGGCTGACTTGGAATTGTCTCCAAGCCTGTGGTGGGATTTAGGCCGTATTGGAGTTCAATTTGCTTTTGAACCGACCTTTGTCTCATCTCCTCACTTACATCCGCATAAGGGTCCCATCGTCGCAGTTGTTCAAACACTAAATTAGATTGCGGCTCATAAATACGAGCCCCAGCTAAAGATCCTGGTTTACTCCAATCGCTTACTGGTTCACGCTGGGCCTTTTCCAATAAAGCCCTATTTAATTCGTAATCCCGCGTCGGATCATCTTCCGGATACGGAAAATCTTCATATTGTTGTATGGAAGAGGACGGCGCAGAAAAGACAGTGCCAACGGACTCTACGTTTCCAGACGGATCAAGGAAAGTCGTAATGTCCGGTTCACGAAGTTTCCCCCCTGTTTCATCGCTATAGATACGAATCGTACCGGTTTGTAATGCCCTAAATCGATCATACAAATAAGGGCCTCTACTTATGGACCCATCCGGTCCTGGTACAGCATATCGTGCTCTCTCCATCATTTCGTTATCTTTCGCGGCTTTTTCAGCGTTAAAAGGCAGGTTGAGGTAGTCCTCTAAAGTTTCTTCTATAAAGGATGCTGCTTCTTGTATGTTACCGTGACTTGTATATGGTTTTTGACGGCCTTGAGCGTCTGGAAAACCTTCGGGTTTGTTTATAATTTTGTTAAGTTGAGTCAGCGTTAAATCTAAATTTTGCGCGGTAATCGCGTTTAAACGAAATTCAGGAGAATCAGCAGGTAATATTTCTTCTAACTGACGCCTACGCGACATAATATCTGTACGATGAGTGCCTAACTTATCGAGAAACCGTTCGATGTCATTGGGAGCCATAAGCGCAAACATACGGCTACCTGAAGTTTCTTCAGCCACTACTGCCTCCCATCAGGGCGTACTTCCACCCGAGGACTGCCCAAGCGCCATTGAATATCTTCCGTATTGGAGTCCACCTTTAAGGCAAACGATCTACCACGCAGCCGAATGTAGGTTTCGGTGGTGAACTGCTCCACGGGCGTTGTAGCAGTCTGCGTGACCGCCGAAGCGTTGCTCTGCAAGTAGTTTCCGCCGGGATAGTTACGTGTTTCCAGCGTCATGTTCACGCTTGCAGCGGCATCTGTGGAAGCGGCAAAAGTCACGTCTGGGATTAAACGACTCAAGAAAACAAAGTCATCGCCATCGCCAATACTTAACTGGCTGCTTTCTATGCTGCTTGTAATGGCTGATGGAGGATTGGTACTGCCGTCATTAAGACCAAATTCATGGTTATAAAGGTAACCATCAGTTCCTGCGGCCATCGGATAATCATTAACGCCGCGATCTAACCAGTAAGTCCTGACCATGCTGCCGTAGTACCAGACCTTTTCCTCGTAGTTATAAACCACGTACTTATCCACCTCTGTGGAATCTGCCGAAGGATAAAACCACCAGATTTCAGAAAAAGAGCTGTTAAGGCAAGCAGTCACCAGTTCTTTTTGTTCGAGATTAAAATCATTAAAAATATAGGAGCGCACGGTACAAGGGAGTTTCTGCACTTGCCCTGTGTACACGTAAAATTCCTCAACCCCCATCCAGAACACAGCATCGTCCACTGCTTTTGCCGCTAACGGGCCAGATATCGTCGTGTTCTCGGATATTTGGTCAATGCCAAAAGTAAAAGGAGGACCTAAGAACTGCATGGCGTGAAGCGACACGTCAGTAAACACAAGCAACTGTTGGCGCGTTTCTACCGCACAAACTATCTCTGATCCCGCACCAACCCGTAGATCACCCGCCGTGTTTTCAACCGTTGCCGCCCATGTCGTCACCGACTCCTGACTGCTAAAGCGAATAAGCAAAGGGTCTTGAGTGCCAATATCATTTTCAGGATCAGCCCCAAAAACAAGCACATGGCGATCCCTGTCACTCACCAGAACCTGCTTGGCTTTAGTGGGCGTGGTTGCATCGCTGATTTCTGTCCAGTTAGTGGCATCTGCACTAGGGTCGGTGGTTCCGCTGACATTAACAACGCACTCGTAGCTGCGGTAATTGCTCGGGGAGTAAACTGTGTTTCCAACCACATAAGAGGTTCCACTTACCCACAAATTCCCACCGGCTACGGCAGTAAGGGGTACAGCACGATCCGTCCCTAATGTATCTGCGCTTGTATCCCAGTAATAAATATTACCGTCCCTGACATTAAAGATAAGGTCTTCACCAAAGTTATCTTGCGTAAAAACCCGTAACTCTGTGGTGATAGAAAACGCAGAAATTCCTGATCCCCACGTTTCACGACCCCATGTGCCAGCGCCCCAGCCTGTACCGGGAACGGAAAGTGTCAGACCCGAATTAAGCTGATAGTAGCCAATGGTTGAAGCGCCACCATTGCCGGTGTCAGAGCCGTTAGCCGTCACTAAAGTAGGCGCAAGTTGACCATCCACCGTAATACTTTGAATCGACGTACCCGCACTACGAGCCTGAATTTTGTAGCTGTTATCGTTAACAACCTCAGTGATCTGATACTCCTGATTAAGCACCCCAGCGGTGATTAGACCCCCGAGAGAGGCGGCTCCTGCAAAAGTGACAAAATCATCTACAACAGCGCCGTGGCTGGCATCGGTAACGGTAAGAGTAGACTCGCCGTTAACGGCAGCAAAGGTGACATCTCCAGCGGCTGTGGTACTGCGTAAAGGCGTAATATCATAATACTGACCGCCTTCATTGATATAGTATTTGACGGTAGTGCCTACGGCGGTAAGCGTTGTCCCAGAGAGATTTACCCAAGTGTGTAAGGCACGACAAATGCCTAAAAAGCTATAAGAAGAGGTTTTAGCCCATCCACCGATCTTTTCGGGTAAGCCGAAACGAAATCGCACTTTCTCGGAGTCAAACCAGCCTCCTTCGTTAGTGTAGGAAGTGGTTTCCCGATTAACCCCCGGTCGAAACTGTAGCTTTGTTAAAGGCATAAATAATTACCATTCATTAGACCAGTGCCTTAACCCCGAATCAGCGTAAAGCTTTCGCTATTCCAGACCGTCCCATGTTTTCATTGACGCAATTGCCAAGTCATTAACTGTTTTTATTGAAGCATTAGCAAGGCCGTCGATTGTTTTTATTGCTGTAGATGCTGGGGTAGCCTCCTGCACCGTGGAACCATAGCTAGTTCCTACGGAATTAACCGCGTAAGCTCTTACCCTATAACTGGTCGATTCGGTTAGACCTGTGATTGATAATGTATACGCGCCTGTCGAGAAAGAGCCGTCTTCATATGAGACACTATCTGATGTTGTCGGGTCTCCGCTCGTTCCCACCTTGTAAGCAAACCCGCGCCGAGTCGGACTTGCTCCGCCTATACTTGTTATATTTCCATTGCCCGTTACAGAAGTTGGAAGGACATCACTAGCGGCTTGTGTAGTAACCGTTGGGTCGCCCGTATATGTAATAACCAGTTGTTGTGAATAAGTGGCATTACCAAAGTCACTGTAAACACTAATATACCAATATGAACTAGCTCTAAAAGGAGGGGCGCTGTTAGGAGCATCGTATGTTCCTTCATAAATAGCAAACTTAGTAGTTCCGGTTTTTGAAATACTGCTACGACCCGTGGAAGTTAATGTAAGCTCAAACTGCGAATCTTGAGTCATTGCTGAATAAAATATAAAGTCAGATTGTAAAGTCGTACCCGGAGCTTGATAGTCAGCCGCTACCACCGTTGTATCAGAAGCCTGAGTGCTGTCGTATACGCCTATCTTGAGGGCGGCATTAACTGGGCCAGTGAAAAACGTCGAGGCCAGAAGATTGGGATTAGCCCTATAAACAGCCGCTGTAACAGTCGCGGCGCTAGTTAATGCGCTTGTGTCAAAGGTACACATACCTCTGTTCATCTGTTGATAGTTACCTGTAGAAGGGCCGGTAACGAACTGAGTTAGTTGAACACCCGCACCGCCAGTTGGGTTAGAAGCGCCAGTACCCGCACCGGCGTGCATTACACTCCATGTTTCATAACTATAATATCGATTGGCATATCCTTCCGACTGTGTAAAAACGGTTAACGTCCCCATGATGAATCCCCCAAAACAGATGACTCTAAAGCGGTGAGTACGTGCTGCTCTAGCGCAGCCTTCGCATCCTCGTGAAAATTTGGAATAGAAACTGTTTTCTGTAGGTCTTCATTAAAAGATGATTCAAAAGTTCCATCAGATACTAGGATGACAGCGCCAACAAAACATAGCGGGTTATTAGTGGATACAGCTATCCCATTCAGCTTGCAGTTAGCTTCTACCACAAGCATTTTTTTATCAGTAGAAATTGAAGTTATATCAATATCAAGCTGATTATCGCCTTTAATTACTGTGAATTCATGCGGCTCAACGGTTAGAAATTCAACTAGACTAATAGCCTGTGTTTCTTCCGGTGACTTGGAGGCAAGAAGTTTGTTTAGTTTATTCATAATTAAGTGTGCGTTATATAGTTTTGTGAAGGACTAAAATACAGTTTATCAGCGTGTACTCCCCAACCAACAATACGCCTAGCCGCATCCGTGGTCGTTGGCGCTGTATTCGTCACTAGTCCGGCTGTCTCGCTCATGTAAACGGGGGAGCCAATCGTAAATGTTGGGAATACTGTTGCCGCATAAACAAATGAACCAGAAAGAGCGACAAGCAAACTTGCGTCTGCCGCAGAAACTTCAAGAGCAATTCCGAGCAATCCGTTATATAAAGCAAGAGTATTAGCATCGGCCTGTTTCCATTTAGAGTCGGATGCTAGATAAACCAAATCACCAATAGCGGAAGATGAATAACCAGAAACAAAAGCAGACGTTGTTTGCCCCGTTGCTGTGTTGTCAACAGAAGGCACAGTTAATAAGTCCTGTCCACCAGCAGGTAAAGTTCGATTTGGCGTTGTTTGGATTCCGGTGAAAGTATTAGCACCTAGAATGGCGGCTGTACCTGTTACACCAGCAGGAGGTAGTCCCGTCAGATTAGTAGCTGTACCGCCTGATGGTGTGCCTAGCGCACCATTCAACACGACAGGAGCGCCCGCAGAGCCTACGTTGACTGCTAGGGCTGTCAATACTCCAGTACCAGCGCCAGTGATGTCACCTACTGCCACTGATGAGGCTGCTCCGGGGACAAGCGCAGTGCCATCCTGTTTAAACACTGACACTCGGATAACACCCGCTAAATCTTTGACCGCATAAATCCTATCGCCAGCAGCACAGGTATAACTCACCCCTCCGTTAATATTCATTGTCGTTGCGTGATACGTCAGAGGCCATGCGCCAGAAGGTAGCAGTATCATCTGCTGACCCACATTCATTGTGAGGCTTGTAGCTGTCGTTGTGCCTGTAATGACTACTGTATTGCCGGTAGCGGCGGTGAGGTCGGTGGCCGTTGCCGAAGCTATGTCAGCACCAGCAGTATCTGCGTCCAATCCCGTATACACAGCGGCTCCAGCCCCTGCCCCATCTGTGTACACTAATTTCTTCGTGCCACTAGCTATATTAACAGTAGCGCCTGAACCCTGCTTGATCGTAATGATCTGACTACCTGTGGTAGCGTTTTCAATTATCCAAACCTTGGAAACCGTATTAGGGCCAAGTGTCAAGGTGCGCGTTGCTGTTAACGAACCAGCAGACGTGAATTTAAGGTACATTCCCCGTACACCATCTGCGACCCCATCAGCCATAGTAAAGGTTTCATTGGAATCCGCAGCTACCTGTTCAGTACCATAACCAAGGCCATCACCGATAAGCTCAAGATTCGTATTTGTCGATGTGCCCCACGTCCCGCTTTCAGCGCCAGTGGCGATTTCTTTTAGTCTTAAATTATTTACATAAGTTGCCATAATAGTTAAACCTCATATTAAGCGGCTTTTTCCGTCCAATTAGCGTCCTGTGAAGCGGCTATTTCCGTCCAATTAGCGTCCTGTGAAGGCGTTATTTCCTGCCAAATTTGAACACCGGATACATAACCTGTTGCTTGTACTCCTGTCACACTATACTTGTTTTGAGTCGTTACCGTTACTGTGCCGCTTAACCCAGAAGCTGTTAAACCTGTTACAGAGATTGAACTATCCCCCGTAACACTTGCACTGCCTACCGACCCTGTTGCAGCCAGCCCTGTAACACTAATATTGTTATTAGAGACAATCGAAACTGCCCCTACTGACCCCGTAGCCGCCTGTCCTGTTAAGGTGACTGTACCGTGGGAAATAATCGTTGCCGTTCCCACCGAGGCCGTTGCTTCTGATCCAGCATTGGCATACCCCCAACCTGCATCACCCCAATCTCCTGTACCCCAGCCCTGTAAATAAACGCTTACTGGAATACTTCCTGCTGCACTTCCAACCTGTCCTGTTGCCGCTACTCCTGTAACATTTACATTAATATGAAAAACAACAGCAACCGTAACACTACCTACACTACCTGTTGCGCCCAGACCCGTAGGAGAAACATTGGCATCTCCTGTAACGGTGGCTGCTCCAACAGAAGCGGTGCCTACCTGTCCGGCACTGGTCTTCCCCCATGAACCGGAATCCCATGCACCAATGCCCCAGCCTTCAAGGCCGACGGTTACTCCGGCCATTAAGCTATCCTAATAATGGCACTCGACGAATCAGCAGTAGGCATTACAACTACAAAATCACCAGCACTTGAGGATTTATCTGCCCCAAAATCCAGAATCACTACACTCGGATCGCCAGCAGCGGTGTCATTAAAGATCATTGCCCCTCGCGCCGTAATGGTTGAGGTACTCCACGTAGAATCCCCAAAATCGGTAAAGGCTGTAGTGCTTGTGCTGGTAGGCGTAACATTTACTAAGGCATTGCCTTTGGCTACATAGGCGGTCCCTGTTACTTCATTGGTGGCAGTATAAGCCGTGGTAGCAGCGGTAAAAGACGCGCTGTTGGTATACAACGCTATATTAAAAGTGTTGCCTGAACTATTTGTAAAGTCATGTACACCTTTCATAAGTTCTACCTTAAAACTGGTACACATAAAGTTTCCGGTGAAAGCCATATCATAATCTCCTAATCAATTCGGCTAATTTGGGTTGACCTGCGTTCTTAATCGCATTATAAACCGTCGTCCTGTCACTTTTTATAGCTTCCTTCATATAAACTGCAATTAAGCTCGTTATTTGGCTTTTAAAAGCCTCTGCTTGAGCCTTCACCATCGGATCAGTCACCGAATCAGAAATGCTCACAATCTTTTTCGCACATCGCTCGGCAACCTCTTCTGGAGTAAAGCCCCTGTTATGCGTAGTTTGAACGTCCACCTTAAAGGTAGGCCCGAACCCCACCTGCGCCTGACTCATGTTTTCTCCCGAATAACCATGCCAGTACGGTATTCATCAGTAACCTCTTTAGCTTCCCCGTATTGCTTCAAGGCTACCAAAGATTCTCCAAAACGCTGTTCGTATTCTTGCATCAGGGTTGGATCACCCTTCATGTAAACATAAGCTTCTATTAAAGCCCCATACAACAGCGTTAACTCCGCATTCTTACTGAGCCAAGTGGTGTCTCCATCCGCTCCTGCGGTTAAGCTCGTAGGGCGATAATAATAATGTAACTCAACAACAAAATTATCGTTGGGGGTAGGCCCAATAATAAAGTTTTCCACATCAAAATTAGCGTAATAACGAGGGCCACCCGTAGTGGTGCTGTCGGGGTTAAAAGATTGAATAAAGTTAACGCTTTTAAAATCCAAAAAATGTTTGTCGTTGTCGGAATCGGTATAAGACAAGGAAAAAGGCGCTAAATAATCTGTCGGCATCGACAAATACTCATCATTTTGAGTCATGTTTCCAGACGAATTTTTACGAAATAACGTCAATTGAACGGTCTTTAAAATACGTTCTTCCGAAGACCGAATAAAAACAGGCAAATTGGTCACAAAAGACGTTTCACTGTTTTGTGTGTAATCTTGAAGTGCTGTTTTTAACTGTGCGTAAGTAAAGGCCATTAGGTTGTTGTCACCGTTACGTTGCCTACTTGTCCAAAACAATTCATAGGCTTCCAGTTTCCATTATCCGCCACATTAGGCACTCCTACATAAATGGATAAAACCATTGGTGTAGTAGGCCGTGGATCTTTTAACGCTTGTGGATCAGTAACGTGCTTTCGAGGGTCTAGTTGAGGTTGTTTCTTTTCCCATTCATCCGGGCCAACTAAAGCACCCGTCCACTCCAGGCGCATCTCATTAAGTTTGTAAGCAAAACCAGAACGATCTGAAATACCTAACGCATATTTGCCAGCCG